GAAAGGGCAGGTCCAGGTTTCATACTGTTTGAGAGTGATGTAACCTTCCTTGCAAAGCATGTCGGTGAACAATCCCCAAGCGTAGCGCATTGCTGGTTTGTCGGTGACTGCTTCCTCCACAGATACTGCGAGGAAGTGTGCCTTTGCTTCTCGTTTGGTCATGTGAGGTGTGTTCCTTTGACTCTTATAGAATACACGGAAACGGCGTCCGTGGGGGCAATGGTGGACACTTCAATCAACTGGCACACCAGCGGTTGTATAGGATGCCCTCCATGTGGTATGCCTGGTCTTCTCTCACTTTATCGCTCTCAATCCCTTGCTCATTCTGCACGACATGCACCAATTCATGCAGCAACGTTGTTACATAGTCAGATTCATCAAGTTTGTTATGAATCTGAATGAATTGTTCTTCACCATTAACCTCAGTGAATCCGTAGGCATTATCATCACTCAGGTCGGTGTGATAAATCTCAACGTCGCTCTCAATCTCATAATGAGAGGTAAAGAACTCATACACACTATGAGCGAGGTCGTTGTTAGTCGAGCGTCCAGATGTGAAAAGCATGGTAAATCAAATGAAGAAAGATTCGAGACCCTTGTAGTTGATCTGCATCGCAGAATAGGGTCTGGTTTTGTTAATGTCTACTGTATCTCCTTGCTTGGAGAAGTTAATAGGCGCTGAATAGATTCCCTTTTTTGTGTCGTAGAATCCCCAGACGGACTTAGGTGCATCAGCAGTATAGGAGAAATCACCATCATTGATAATGCAAATGCGTAAAAGATTACGTCGAAACGGTTCAACTTCATAATGGAATCCTTCAGGTGGTTGGTGTGGAAAATCGGCAGGAAGTTTCATCAGTTTCAGTTCAGAACGTAGCAGTATTCAATAGAATTGACGCAGAATCCTGTAGCAGATGTAATCTCTTCTACAAGATCATCACCGTCTGATGCTTCCCACGTTGTGGACATTACATCATCAATAATTTCAGATTGCTCTGTTGGTGATAACTCAAAGTTATCATCTTCAAAGTCGATGTTAATCTCAGTGATACGATACTGCATTTTTCTGATGGAAAGTTTGCGGAGTTGACGTAATGGATCAGAGAGATTCGATGATGGCGTGACGTGCTTCATACGCTTGAAACTCAGAGTTGAATGTAGCAATTTTGGTAAAATCGTCCCTCCAATAGAGTGCCCACTTATGAGAACCCCAGACCGCTTTGACCTTGATCGGATTGTCGATGCCCAGTGGATAGGGTTTCATGGTGTGTTCCTTTGACTCCTCTAATATACACGCATGAGACCCCTCTACAAGCGCCTGTAGACCACTTCTCAGGTCGTCCACCGCTTGGGCATGGTAAAGTTCGCTTTTGCGAAAATCTCGCGGTCTACGAGTTTAGTTTGCATCCCATTCTGACCATGGATAACAAATCCTTCCTGCTTAACTTTCCATCCATCAATGAAAGCTGCAGGACAATCTGCGATGATAAAAGAGTCAATAAGATCCTCTTTCATCTCAGTCACGATGAGATAAAGATCAGCAAGTCTGGGACACTCGAAGATCAACGTCAACAATTCATGCGTCAATGGTTTACCCTCACGGACGAAAGCATTGACGATCTTCTTACAACATGCAGCAGTTCTTTCATCCAAGAACTTTACAGTTTCTGTCTTGAATGTAGGTGTCTCTTCATCGTATTTGACGTAATCTACAGAAGGTTGAACCCACTTCACCTTCTGATTATCATCAAGAAGATCTGTGAATGGTTGAGCAACAGCGTTCCGCAAATCATCATCAGAGGTGTACTCTGTGTGAGGTGCAATGATGATCTTTTGTGTTACAAACTCATCAAAGTTGTAAGTGATAGTATTAGGAGTAAATGTGTGACCATGACCCCAACCAATGAAATCACCCTGAATGATACGATCAGTGCGAGGAATGAAGTTGTAACAAGAATGAAGAATATCTGCTACTTCACCCTCATAAAACTGATCAATCTCATCGTGAGAGTGTGCAATACGAATCTTTTTCTTGTTGAAGACTGCTTTTGTTCCAACAAAAAATGTACCAGTAGCAGGATCTTTACCCCACACGATAGCAGGAGCTCCGTCCATCTTGACGGACACAGTATCAAAATTGTAGAGCAATTCTACGACAGACATATCCCCAGTCAGGATCATGTCTTCAGGATGTTCAATGTGAATGTTCTTCATTTAGAGAATTGAGTAATTTGGTAGACGTAAAGTTTGTCGATCACGTTGTCCCAGAAATCAAACTCTTCATCATCTTCGGTATCATTTTGATAGTCCCGAAGCATGTGAATCAGTGACCTCCATTCCTCTAGATTAAGTTGATCTTCAGTGGGGATAGGTAAACTCATCAGTAATCAATGTCTCCGTTAATGTACTCTTCTACGTTGAACTTTTTCTGGATCCTTTCTTCAAGTTCCTCACATTCATCAATCAATGCAAGCAACTCATCACGTTGAGCATAGAATTGTTCCATGCTATACTCTTCAACCTGTTGCTGATCGATGTAAGCGTCGTTCATGTGGTTTGTTTGACTGAAGTCAATATAGGGCATCAGCAAGGGCATTTGTCGATTTGGTGGACAGTTCGTCGATTGTCTGCTGTGCAATGGTGATAGCATCGGGATTCACGTCCATCGTGACGCAATTCCGACCCAATTCCATCGCTGCGATTGCCGTTGTTCCTGATCCGCAAAAAGGATCCAGAACCCATCCACCCGACTCAGATGATGCTTTTATGATACGTTGTAACAATTTCAAGGGTTTTTGTGTGGGATACTTACGCTTATTCTTCTCACTTCTGCTGATAAAGTATACATCATCCCATAGATTCTGCACTGGTACACCCTTAGACTCATGAGAATAGATTTTTTTGTAGATATTGTTTGCACCGTAGTGCAGCAGACCCTGGGCGTCCAGTTCTTCCAACTTTTCCCTAGTTATACGGAACCCATACACAGGATTGTAACCTTTGTACTCAAATCTGGCGCATGGTCTACTCTTTTCCCCTGTTACTTTCGCCAGGGCATAGTAACCAACATCATCCTTATTCTTGAAACTATTAACTGCATAGACAGGATCGAGTGAGGTATATTCAACCTCAAAATATGGACTGCCTTTTCTAAACACCAGGATTGAATCCACGATGTTACCCCAACCATTCTTGATGTTATTCTTCGGTCCAGATCTCTTCCAAGAGATATTTGTATAGAAAGAATCTCTGATCTTTCTATCAATCTTGGACATCACAAGTGCATTGCCCATGAAGTTATTGTGGGCGTACATCCACCCATTCTTATTCAGTTTATCCCAGCATGAATTTATTACATTTGCATACCAATCTGTGTAGTCATCGAAAGATTCCCATTTATCTGAGAATCCTTTCTGTTGACCATCTTCCTCTTGCATGGTAAAATCCCGCTGCAATCCGAACGGAGGATCCATATAAACCAGATCAAATGTCTGGTCTATAGAATCAATCTCCTCAACAGGTTTTTGCAGGATAGTTACACTCATCGACGAATCTCACTGATAGCGGGTTGACCTTGATTGAACACGACATCAACAACTGCCTGAACTTTACGGGCAGTGCCGATACCAACCGAGTCATATGTAGGCACACAAACCAATCCAAACGTCTTCTCAGATCCACCCAGACGGATCACACGACCGATAGACTGACTGATACCAATATAGTCCATGTTACGCATGAAAATAACTGCTTCCAGTCCACTGACGTTGATACCCTCAGACAGAATAGAGTGATGCAGGACAACAAACTTCTTCTCAGAATCTTTGCCCCAAGTGTTCAGTGTGTTGAAGAACTCTTCGCGATCAACTTTCTTGCCGTCGATGATTGCACCAGTCTTAGATGTGATCGTCATCCAAGAATAACCACGCGAAGCAAGTTCAGCACAGAAATCAGAGTGAGTCAGAAGATTGATAATCTGCTTTGTTGTGCGAGCACAGATCAGAGTCTTGTCGATACTGTTATCATCAATGGTCTCAAGCAGGTTATCACAATCATCAGCAAACATTACCTTACGACCTTTGATCATAGGCAGTTGCTTGACTACAACTTTAGGAGGAAGAATGTAACCACCTTCGACCAACTCAGGAGCAGGAACATTGACCAGAACCTGACCATAAACACTCCAATTCATTCCTGGTTTCTTAGGAGTGAGAGAATGTTTGGGAGTTGCAGTATAGAAATAGCAACGATCTGCGTTCTCTGCAAAGAACTCAGTAGCAGGGAAGAAGTTCTTCTTTACGCTGTTGTGTGCTTCATCAAAGTAGATAGCATTGACCTCAATATCTGCGTCAACAATACGTTGCAGAGAATTGTAGGTGGTGAAGATAATAACATTCTCACCCATATTACGAGCACAATTAGCAAACACATTGATTCTGTCTGCTTTGGTAGTGCTGAAGTGGTGTGTTTCACCACTGTGAACGTGCATCACATGTGTATTAGCAGTATCAATAATCTCCAGAAACTCACTGCAAAGTTGCTCAGCGAGAAGGATACGAGGAGCAACAACAACAGTTGTGGTGCCGTTGTTGATAGAATCATGACGGCGCTGAGTATCAACAATC